TAGATTGCCCAATAAGTGGAAGAATATGAATGCTCGTAGTAATATCATAGATGATCTGAATGACAATCAAGATATTTCTATTACGATAACAAGAGCAGGAAAGAGTAAGACTGTTAATAAGGATGAGAATGATTCTGAGTGGCAAGATAGTGTAAATGATAGTGTGAAGCTACAGGGAAATAAAGAGAAGAAGAAACCAGCCAAGAAAAAGAAAACTAATTCCCAAGTTCCAGATAGAGATTGCTGGCCAGATGATTGGGAGGATGATGATGAATGAAAGGGAAACGTTCTAGATTTGGAACAGTAAGGACAAAAACAAATGCTACTAAAAGAACAGCGAGGAAGATTTACAAAGAGGTAGCAAGTTCATTTGAAGATTTCATGTTCGATTGGGATTATGAGACATATCTATTGTTGGGAGGATATGGATCTGGTAAATCATATCATATTGCTTTAAAGCTAATTCTTAAATGCTTGGAAGAAAAAAGAAAAGTATTAGTAGTAAGGCAAGTTTTTGACACAATTCAAGAATCATGTCTTTCTTTGTTTAAAGAGATACTTGATGAGATGGATTTACTTACTGAGGATGCTTATGTTTTTAAGAAAAAACCTAACAAGGTGCTTGTATCCAAAAGTCCTATAAGAATACGTTTTCCTAATGGTTCAGAAATTATCTTTAAAGGAATGGATAACCCAGAAAAAGTAAAGTCCATAAATGGTGTTTCCATTGTTTGGATTGAAGAGTGTTCTGAAGTAAGGTTTGATGGTTATGAGGAATTACAGGGTCGTATTCGTACTCCTAACATTTCCATGCATTTTATTTTAAGTTGCAATCCTGTAGGTTTTGAGAACTGGGTTTACAGACATTTCTTTGTTAAGTTGGATAATGAGGGTAATGAAGAAACATTATTGGATCCTGAAGAGCTTTATCAGAAGAAGTGTATCATAAAAGATGGAGTATATTATCACCATTCTGTTCCAACAGATAATCCTTGGTTACCGTGGCAGTATTTAAAACGATTAGATAAAATTAAGACATATGATTTGCAACTATATGGAGTTGCTAGATGGGGAAGGTTTGGTGCTGCAGGTGCCAGAGTATTACCGCAGTTGTCTATCGCATCACATCCTAAATTCTTTAAGAAAGAGATTGAAAGACTTGGTCCAGAGAATATGTACTTTGGATTTGACTTTGGTTTTGAGGAAAGTTATAATGCAGTAGTAAGTATGTCTGTAGATTTAAAGAATTCTATCCTGTATATTTGGGATGAGATATACATAAATCACATTACCGATGATAAGATGGCAGCATTGCCTGAAATGCAATTCTTAAAAGAACGTATCAACACTTATAACAATGCCGGTTACAATAAGATATTGGTTGCTGATAATGAGGATCCTAAAGCTATAAGTTATTATAGGCAATGTGGATTTACTATCAGAGGTTGTAGAAATAAGTTTGCTGGTTCAAGATTATCGAATACAAGAAAAGTAAAACGTTTCTCAAAGATAGTTGTTAGTCCTAAATGTAAGAATACGATAAGAGAGTTGAAGTGGTTGACCTATAAGAAAGATACGAAGGGTAATGTTATCTATGATGACTTTAATATAGATCCACATACGTTTAGTGCAATTTGGTATGCCTTAGATATGGTTACTGTTGCAGACATCAAAGAGAAAGAGTTTAATAGTAGGTCTGGAGGTAGTAAAAGAAATAAATGAGCGATTATAGAGATGAAGAGCAAAAGCAGATTGAAAATATGGAGAACGAATCATCATATTTAACTGCTTATAACAGAATTCCCTATGCTTTGCTTAGTGATGAATTGAATGCAGGTGATTATCAAAAAGAGCTGCATCTGATTTATAAATTTTATGACATATATAAAAAAGGTAAAGGGTTTTCTGTTGAAGGTACAAATGGGGATTATGTTCCTGCAACACTTAAGTATAAATCAGTTTATACGCTAATAAATAAAGAGGCTAGGTTCTTGTTTGCAGAAGCGCCTGATATTGTAATTAATCCAAAGGGTGATGTTGGAAAAGTAACGACAGAAGCAAAAGATTGTTTAACTGCATGGAATGACTTATTGTTAACGATTCTGCAAAAGAATAAGTTTGAAAAGGTGTTGCTACAAGCAGCTAAGGATTGTTTCATTGGTAAGCGTGTTGCATGTCTGGTTAATTTTAATGAGGATGATGGAGTTACAATTACATTTTTGCCAAGTACACAATTTATCTATGAAACAAAAATAGGAAACTCAAATGTATTGACAAAGTTTGTTTGCTTTATTGTTGTAAGAAATAGCTCAACACAAGCAGATAGAAGAGTTTTTAAAAAGAAGTACACTCTTGAAGATGGTGTTGTTTACCTTGAAGAAGGGATGTATGATGGTGCTGGTAGGAGAGTTTCTGAGGATGAATTTGTATTTACTGAGAAGCAGCCTATAAAGCTTAAAAGTATTCCTGCGGTTGTTATTGTAAATGATGGTCTGCTTGGTGATGATAGTGGTGAATCTGAAGTAGAGTTCTTATATGATTATGAAAGCTATTATAGCAAACTTTCAAATGGTGATATTGATGCTCAACGCAAGTCGATGAATCCAACAAGGTATACTGTTGACATGGATAATAGATCAACAAGAACATTATCAACTGGTGCTGGTTCATATTGGGATTTAATGTCAGATCAGAACCTTGATCATCCTACTCCGTCTGTTGGTATTCTTGAAAGTGACATGAAATATTCTGATGCTCTTAAGGTAACGCTTGATAGAATTAAAACTGCAGAGTATGAGATGATTGATATGCCTAATGTTACGCTTGAAACAATGGTAGGAGCTATTACGTCTGGTAAAGCTTTAAAAGCAATTTATTGGCCTCTTATTGTAAGGTGTAAAGAGAAGATGAAAATGTGGGGACCACAGCTTTCTGCTATGGTTGATATTATTATTGATGGAGCTTTACAATATCCGAATACAATAGTTAGTTATGTAGATGATGTAATGGTTCCTGTTGCTTATGAGGTTAGCATTGAGCAGAATACTCCACTTCCAGAAGATGAGATGGAAGAAAAGAATATGGATCTTAGTGAGGTTCAAGCCAATGTAATGTCGAAGAAAGCATACATGAAAAAATGGCGTGGCTTAACAGATGATGAGGTTGATGAAGAGCTTAAGCAGATGTCAATTGAAAAAGAGATAATTGATTATTCTGTAATGAGCTCTGGCAATAATGATGTTAATGCTCAGCCATATGAAGAGGTGGATGAGGAAAACGTAATTGTATAATGGTATAAAAGATGGCTAATCTTGTTTTTAAAAAAGCCGATGATGCAAAAGCTGCTATTACTGATTCAGCAAGAAAAGAGATAGCAGCTTTGTATTCTAAATGGTCAGATGAAATTGGTAAAAAAGCTGAATATTATAAAACAAAAACGAATGCTAGTTCTTGGTTACAAGAAATGAATATGCGCCAATTACAAGCACAACTTGATGCAACTAGTAAGCATATTGCAAATGAGGTAAATGGTATTGTAAAGGATACAATCTATCAAGTTTCTGATGCTGTTGTTCAAGCAAATAATGATTGGCTTATAAAACTTGGCTTTCCTGTAACTGGTGTTGAATCTGCATTTGTAAGTGTACCAGATCAAACAGTTAGAAGATTAGTTACCGGACAAATTTATGAATCCGGTTGGAGTTTATCAAAGTCAATTTGGAGTGATAATGAAGATACGCTTAAAAAGCTTTATGAGATAGTAGCTCAAGGGCTTGCCCAGAATATGACTGCATATGATATTTCAAAGTTGCTTGAACAATATGTAGATCCCAGTAGGGCTAAGCAATGGAATCTTAAAATGCTTGATGGGAAAAAGATTTATCCTAAATCTGTTGACTATAATGCACAAAGGCTTGCAAGAACATTAGCTCAGCATGGGTATCAAACAAGTGTTATTGCTATTACTGAGAAGAATCCATTCGTAATGGATATAATTTGGAGAGCAAATGGGTCAAGGGTTTGCCAATTATGCATGGATAGAGATGGTCAACATTTCCCAAAGAATGATGTTCCGTTAGATCATCCAAATGGAATGTGTGTTATGGAACCTGCTGTTGATCCTGATCTTACTGATAAGCTTGCAGATTGGATAAATAGTCCAGATGGTACTTTTCCAGAGATCGATGCTTTTGCTAGTGAGTTTGGATATGTGCCAGAAAATAAGGTTAGTGTGCAGATAAATAATAGTGAACAAAAAATAAATAATGCCCATTATGTAGCACAAGGAAAAGATATTACAAATATTTGGAATCGTAGACCAGAGCAATTTGATTTTGAAATTGAGGACGTTATCAATGCTCAAGGCTTTGATGGGTTGCCAAGAGTTGTTTCAACAAAAGAATTTAATGAATTAGTAAAGCAAGCCAATGATGGCGCAGGATTTATTGCACAAAGAACGTATTCAGCTACAAGTCAAGAGATACTAGATAAGTATAGAGACCAATTATATAATGGTAAATGGTATGTTGATTGTTCTACAGGTGGTTCAGTATTTGGTCAGGGTATGTATTGTGCAGGTAATTATGGTTTTGAGATAACAGGTAGTGTGCAGAACGATATAAACCAATATCAAATGTTAGCTTTAATAAAAAACAATT